CTTGGAGTTCGCGATTTTGATAGCTGGCGCGGGAAAGACTTCGCTCATTTAAAACCTCGTTTGGAATATAAACGCCGCGAGCGGATCGCTTTTGCTTTCCTTCCTGGGCCTGACAAGCTTGAAGCTCGAATGATGCTTCATCTTGGGCGGTTCGGTCATGAGGACGCGCCAAAGCGTTAATTAAGCGAAGCATTGAGAATTCGCCTGTTTCTTTCTTGGTCAATCCGATATCGAAATGCTCTTTCGGACGATTTTTGATTCGCTCCAATACCGCTTGAGCAAATTCGCCTTCGGATTTACCGCTTTTGATGTATTCTTCTGCAAGCTCGGACTCTTTATGTTCGCGTCCGTATGCTTCGATTTCGCGTACTCGCTTCAATTCGTCGGCTCGCACTTTTGCTTCGATCGCCGCGGTGTTGACCGCTTGTTCTTGAACTTCAACTTCCATTTTCTGTTCTTTCAATTCGGGTAATTCGATGACCTCGGTTTGAACCCGTGTATTTCTTTCGCGTGATATCCCGACCGAAATATCGGCGGGAACGGTTACGATTGATATTTCGTGAGGTTCAAAATCGGTTACTCGGTATTCGGGTGGGTTGTCTTTGGTTTGTTCCATCCGATGTACCGCGTAGCCAACCGAGACGTTTTGTAATATGCCGTCCATGACATCTTGAAAAACCTCGCTTGCTCGTTCCGAGTTTCCAAATCGAATTGAAGCTCTACCGATTTTTTCTTCTATCCTGGCACTTTCAACGACTCCGACGGGTTGGTCGATGTCGTGATTAAATAAGACCGGAGCCGAATTGTTCAACCGTCCAAGTCGAACCGATTCGGGTTTATGGTCTAAGATTTCCGCGCCGAAACTCCGTTCCACCGGAGTCTCGGACGAAAAGGAAATATCTAGTGTCCGCGAATCCTTGTCCGCGTTAGATTCCTTGACTTCTAAGATTCGGGTTAGTATTCCCGTTTCAATTTTCTTCGTTTGTTCCATTTTCGACCTCTATGGTTTCAGTAGGTGCAGGATTTACCGGACCTGTTAAATTCAAACCGAGTCCCTCGGCTACGTCTTTTTCGGCTTTAAGTTCGGCGAAGATATCGGTCCATTCTTCGCCTGCTTCGCTTGTGATCTTTCCGATTGATGTTACGCCCATTTGGAGCGCTAATTCTTTTGCTTTTAATTCCTTGAGCGGATCGACGTATGACCATCCGCGACCATGAAAAACGACTTCCTCGAACTTGAATAGTTTGCTTATTGGCAAATCGATTTGGCTCGTTGTTATTCCCATTTTCAGCCAGTTCCGATAAACGGGATAACAGAAGCGCGAAATCATAAACTGCTGGAGCGTTTTCCAATGCGCTTGATCTTCCTGGACTCCTGCACGGATCGATGAGTAATTGACGTTTTCAAGATCGTTGGCGAGTGCGTTGTAAGAAACTCCGCATCCGTTTGCGGCTCCGCGTAGAATCGCCTTGATAAAATCGGAAAATGCGGTTGTCGGATGCTTCGGATCGAATGCCTCGAAATCCATCCCGCTTGGTAATTGCTGAAATGTCCCAGGCTGGAAATCTGTCAATAGATTTCCTGCCTCGTCCTCGCCGTCTCCGACGTAACCCGCGCCGTCTGGCGATTTAAAAAAGCCCATCGATGACGATCCGATTCGCGATGCAACAAGCTCGCTTTCGGTGTAATCGTTCAGCATTTGAAGCGGACGAATCGCGGTGTTAAGCCACGGAATTCCGCGACTCTGCGATGGTCGTTCCTGTATGTATAGATGAATCATGTCAGACGCAGGAACGCGTTCCGTTTTTACATCGTAGGAATAATCGTATAGCTGATTCGGCGTTTTGATCGCTTGATAATAGGCGAGCGGTTTCCCGAATTTGTTTTGCTCAATTCCCATGATGATATATTGATCATCTTTGAGCTTTAGATTGTTATCGATTGGAATCGAATCGCCTTCAAGGACCCAAAGCGAAAAGCCGAAAGGATTATCCGCCCCGCCTTTCATCATTCGAATAAATACCTCGCCATCACGCGCCAGCGTTTCCATAACTACATTCTGAACGCCTAACCAATCCAAACGCCCATCGATGGAAACGTAATCAGGATTCTTCGACCACTCGAAAAACAAGCGTTCAAGATAGTTGTTATCAAGTTTGTCCAACGCGCCTTGCTCGTTCCTCGTTTTCGCCTGGAACTTGAAACCACGCGATCCAACGACGTTTGATTTCGTTAGATTGAGAAACTTTTTGGCATATTCTGAATTCTGACAAAGCGATCTTGTTCGCGCTCGCATCGTCGATAACGATCCGCGCAATTCCTCGTCTGCAGTCGCGCTGGTTCCGGTCCATCCTGCAAAGATATTATCGAATTTCGCGGAATCGAATTGGCGCGAGAGGTGGAGCATTTGGTCCCGCGTTATTCTCTTCCGCGTTTTCTTTTTAAAAAAATTGAAAAGTCCCATTAGTTCGTGAAGCGCGTTAAGATTATGCCGTGATGACCTTTGCCCTTTTTGGCGCGTTCAAGTCGTTTTTCTTTTAACCATTCGGCTTTGTATCGGTCGCGGAAAAGGAGAAGCTCGTCAATGCTCATGCGCGATAGGCTTCGACCAGCAATCGAATAGCTCGATTGATCGACTGAAGCGCGTCCCTCAATTACCGCTTCAATCGCGGTTAAAACCTTCCGCGCATGGCTTTGCGGATCGTTCGAGGTATCGGTCGATATATTTTGAACGACTTCCCATTCGCCCGATTCCAGGCGTATCCGTTCCGATGATGAGCTTTTCGTGACGTATAGATTCCACTGGTAAATCCCGATGGTGAAACTCGCAGTCGTTCCATGCGCGATGGAAAAGACCCATTCGCCGCTTGAGTCGGTTCCGCTTACTGTAAAATTCGTCGATGCGGCTCCGTTCAGGGTCGCTTTGTATGCCATTGCATAGGCGCTCGATGGATAGTCATCGACGTATCCCGTTTTTTTCCAGTTCACGGAATCGCCTGCGACGATTGGCGAATCGTAAAGCGCCAATGTCGGCTCGATGGTCGGATAATTCGTAGAATCGAATAAATTACTCAAAATCGCCTTTTATGTGATACCCCAGAAACCCAGGATCTTTTATTCCTGGTTTTCTGTTTCGGGTCCTGTTTGCGTTGGTCTTGTAATCGTTTTTGGACTGCGTTCGTGTTCACGTTTAACATTGCGAAGGCTGCAAGGTTTAAAACCGCTAAATCAAGCGCTTCGTTACGGGGTCGGAGCTTAATATATTCAATTCGCGGAATTCCTTTAGAATATCTTTTAACGGCCTTTTCAGCCGTGAGTTGGTAGCAGAATTCCTCATCGAAATGTTCGGGGATATGCCAAAACGCGGGTCCTGGTTCTTTGACTCGCAATCTTGCGAATAAGACTTCTTTGAGCGTGTTGGTTCCAACCGGAAAAACGTTGCAATTTGCGCTATTTGCTTTTGAAGGTCTTCCGACCGCTGGCCTGCCCGTACCTCCAACACCTTTCGATGCCGAAACTCTTGAACCGACCATGCGTTTGCAGAATCGATACACGGCTTGTGTTTCGTAACCGGAGTCAACAAGCGTTTGTATGATCCGCATATCCTTGCCAGACGGATGCGCCCACGGAGCGCGTAGATAATCAGCAAGCTCCTCCCATACTTGATCGTTAGCCGGAGAACCGTAGAAGATTTTATGATCAATGAAATACAACTCATCGCCATGGCTGTGACCCACGACCAGGCATTCAAGCCGATCCGCCTGAACATCAACGCCGCTGGTGAGTACGAGAACGCCGTCCGGAATCGGATCAGGATACGCCTCGCGGCGTTCAATGAGTTCGTTTGTGTCAAGTTGCTCAGAGTCCTCCTCCCATGATTCGCTTAAATAGGTATTTACCCACGTTCTTAATATTTCCGGATGCTTTTTTGCGTTTACAAATTCGGTTGCTGCTTGTCCGAGTGACACGAACGGCGAATAGAGTCCGGAGAGATGAAACCCTGCCACTCCTGAACAATTTTGAGAAGCTCGCCATTCTCCTTTGGTGATTGCTCGCCTTCGTTCAATATCGGTCCATTTTGATTCACAAGATCCGCATTGATATCGTGCGTTTTCGGTTTCTCCATTAGGCCAAACGACATTTCGCCAATCAAGAGTCTGAAATTCGCCGCACTCTCCGCAAGGAACGAAATAACGGCGCTGATCACTCGTTTCGTAAGCGGCTTCGATTCGTGATTCACCTTTAATCGTTGGCGTAGACGTTAAAACAATTTTCCGATTCCAAAACGAAACCGCTCGGCGTTTTGCGAGTGAAACGGGATCGCCTTCTGATCCACTTGACGCGGGGAATCGATCCACTTCATCGAGTAGCACCAATCGGCATGAACGCGCCGCGAGGTTCGCAGGACTTTGCGCGGATGCTAAAGTTATGTGTCCGCCAGGAAACGTTTTGTGTAAAATTGTATTTCCCGTTGACCTCGACTTCGGGTCGCTCACTAATCCCTTCAGCGCTGGCGTGTCTCGGATCATCGGCGCGATCCGGTCCCTGCTCATCGACATTGCCATCGCTTCGTTCGGCATCACCGAAAGAATCGGACAAGGGTCGTTTTGAATGTGATATCCAATCGCGTTCAGTATCGCTTCCGTTTTCCCAACTTGTGACGCACTCATCACCACGACCTCTTCGACTTCCGGATCGCTGATCGCATCCATGATTCCGCGAAGAGGTTCGTTGATCGATGTTTCCCATTGTCCAAACGCGCTTGATGATTCTCTTGAAAGTTGTCTTTCAGTATCGGCCCATTCGCTTATCGT